AAAGTTTGTACCATCGGCTATCAGTAAATTACCAGAGGTGTTTGTTCCCATAGTAATGTCATCACCAGATACAGTAAGATCACCAGGAATAGTGACGTTGCCACTTGCATCTTGGAATATCATCTTACTAGCAGGTAGAGTAATAAATACGTCTTTTGATCCAGAAGATAGGCTTACAGCACTATTGCTATTTGAACTTGCTATAACTGTGGTTCTAGCAAGGGTAGTTCCAGAAGATGCAAAGGTTCCTAACCCAACCTCAAAGTCACTATTGTTCGCATCGACAATAGCATAGTATGTAGTATCGCCATCAGATAGATTAGATGTAAAAGTTTCAAAGTTACCCACTGCACCACCAAGAGTAATCGTTCCTGTACCTGTGGTCGTTGTCGTTTCACGAACTCTATCTGCAATGGTTAAAGCCATTAAGCTATCCTTATTATCGCATTACTTGCATCGGCTGTTGGAAACACCACCGTAAAATCACCAGAAGTGGCTGTCTTATCGGCACCAAAATCTAATACACACACCGCAGGGTCACCAGAAGCACTATCATTAAAAATTAATGCCCCCCTTGCCGTAACAGTTACATTACTAAATGTAGCATCAGAAAAATCTGTAAAAGCTGTAGTGCTCGAAGTAGTCGGATCAACTCGTGTTAATGAAACACCTTTCGCTGTATAATTTGTACCTGATACCTCATTACTTGTTGTATAGGCTGTTGTATCAGCCGCGAGTGTTGCACTTGATGTATATAAAGCTAGATTAAAAGTACTCCCCCCACTATTTTTAAAATTGTGTACAGCCTCTAATAATTCTTTTTTGAAAGATGTACACATCGCTTGAGTTATTGCCATCACACTCTCCTTACATGTTCAGCAAGTTCCTCATGACCTGCTTGTTTGATTATATTGTATAGCGTAGTTCTATCAGAATTTATAGCCTCTTTTAAATAAAAACAAAGCACATGAAACATTTGTTTTTTGTATGCCTTTGCTTGTTCTTGTATTTCTATAGGAGCCGTTTCACTCACACTAATGATTTTATTAAGACATCGTTCTGCTATTTCTTCAACACTAAATCCTTGATTCTGTGTGGTTTTTACAGATACTACTGGAGTTTTAGGTAGTTCCATTAACATTATGCTTTGTTCCTAATTAATTGACCTGTGCGATAATAATCAGTTACTTCTTTTGCTTCACCATAAACTTTAAGTGTTTGTATAGCCTCAATAAATCGCTGTTGATAATTTTGCAACATATCTGCCTCACCTTTCATAAAAGTATATGCTTCAATTAAACTTCCATAAAGCATAGCATTAGGTGCATTATCACTTAGCCAAGTAGTCCCGCTATCCGATCCAGCTGTTAAACTAGCAGGTCTGTAATAATAATGTAATTCTACAGAAAAAGTGCTACTCGGTGTTGGTGCAACTATAAAATTGTCAACATCAAACAAGGCATAGTATCTGGGAGAGCCAGTAGTAGCAGGATTAGGGTTGAAAGTTTGTACAAAATTTACATCTTTGAAATCTAAAAATACTTTTTCACTGCTACTATTTGTAAAACTTAGAGATAAAGGAGCTAAAAAATCTGTGGGGCAAGCTAAAAACTGTGAAGATGTAAACTGTGCATTTGCATTTTTTCTAAAAAAACTTAATTGCACTGCTTTAAAAATGCGTTCCTCTGCACCTTTTATAAAGTCACTTAAATGCGACACAAAAGTAGTTTCTGTGTTTTCAGAGTAATCTTGTATTGCCGTTTTTAGCGTTGCGAAGGTAAAACTCATACTGTCACCGTAACCGTTCCTACACTTGCTGTGACCTTAAAAGAGGTTAAAGATTTACCAATAATACCATCTTTTGTGTTTGTGTATACTACAAAATCAGTGGTTTCAATTACTGTGTCACTCCTACTTTCATATAATGCCTCTGGGTCAGCTCCTGTTTGATGTGGTTCTAACTGTGGGTGTTTTGTCTCATAACACTCAGGACAAACTTTTAAACCATTCCATTCTTTTCGTAATTGTAAATATTTATATCTAAACCCACATCGGTCACACTGTCCGTAAGAGTGTATGCCGATTGCGTAGCCCATCAGTTAAACCCATAAAAATCTCTACGAGGTGTCAAACTTAAATTTGCCCTATCTACATCTTCGAATGCGGCTCTATTAAATTCTTCTTCGTAAAGTTGTTTCAGTAATGGCACTCTATCAGGTGCTCGTTTAATTGCTATGTAATACGCTAGTCCTGCTGATAAACAGGGATAAAATCTAAACGGTATATCCGTAGTATTAACAAACGTATCAGCATCCTCTATACGTGTTAGCCTGTCATAAACGAGGGTATATGTCGTATCAGGCGTGGGGTATAACCGTATTTTGGGTATTACCTGTCTATCCACATACCACTGATTAGGTCTCGCCTGAGTATTTTTGTTGGGTATGTTTAAATATACATCTCTACTAATACGTGATATTTGCGTATCATTTTGGGTTGTACCAGAACCTGTACGTATCACAGCACTCAATATATCTATGGTATCTGAACCTAACGTGTATTCTAGCGTGCCTGCGGAGAGGGTAGTGGTCGTTTGCTCTATCGTCCAACGATTTAGTCCCCTGTTTGCCCAGTCAGCAAACAACAGATTAAGTGAACGTTTTGCTGTTTTAAGGTCGTAACCTGTACGCACCTCCTGACCACACCTCTCAAATGCTTCTTCAATATAATCAGCAACGTCTAGTTCAAAGTCTGTTGACCCTGAGGTAGCCATTAGCTGTGTGGTCCTTTAATCATCTTATTAGTTGAAGCCATACCACCCTTAGATGCCATCATACGCTTATTATTCATACCACCTTTAGATTTCATCATGCGTTTGTTATTCATACCGCCTTTAGACTTCATCATGCGTTTGTTATTCATACCGCCTTTAGACTTCATCATGCGTTTGCCGTTACCGTTTGTCTTTTTTACCATCACTTTGCTCCTTTTCAGCATAAAGATTGTCGAAAATCTGATTGACATCCATAGTATAATCTAAATCAGACTTTGAATAGTGTATATGTTGAGACGGTTTAAAATCAGGAGCTCCTTCTCCAGTTTCAAACCATGCAGGGTGTGTAACACGAACCCTGTTGTTGGGCAAAGCCACGATGTTGCCAGTGTAAGATCCAGCCTCTAACAGCTCAAGCACATGGCTTTGTTTGTGCTGAGCAGGGTCGTCTGCTACTTCGCTATCCGTATAATCTACAGTAAAGTAGTATTTAGCAGGATACATCTCTCCGCCAATTTTTGCAAGCCAAGGACATGGTTGAGCACGACGTAACGAATATACAGCATGAGTATGTGACATACAGTCCCAAGGTTGAGCTGAAAACACTTCCATAGGTTCTGGAAATTTATCAAAAACACCATCGCCGACTAAAGCTGTTATTGGCATTCTTGCCCACATCGCCCCACCGTGTACATTTTGTTGACCCTCTTCAACTTCATATCCTGTAAAAATTACTTGAAAACTTAAACAACGATTAGGTATAGTTGTCACCGCAACAGCCATCGCTGTTAAAAACTCACCCTGATATTGCTCATGGTTGCAGGTGTATTCTTTACGCACCCAACATTTAAAATAAGGGATATTACTTTGTAAATAACTCATTAACTCTTCTTTGTTGTTTTCTTCTTTTCATCTTTCTTTTTTCCCTTGCCAAACACATGAGCATCAACTTTCGCGGCTTTACCACCTGTCAATACACTGTTCACACGTGCCATAGCCCATTGGCTTGGTGTAGCTCCAGGTCTATGTCCTGTACGATATGCGGCGAGTCCTTTTTTATAAACAGTAGCAAGCTGACCTGCCGTAACTTTTTTACCCTTTTTTCGGGCGTCCGACGCTTTTTTTGCCAGTGCTTTTTTGGTTTTGTCGTTTAAACTCATTTTTTGGCTCCTTTTTTGTGCTTGGCTCTAAGCTCTTCTTTTGCTTTTTTGGCGATCGCGGCTTGCTTGGGCTTGCCTGCGACTTTTGCTCTTTGTTCGACCACAGTAAGGATTTGAATTTTGCGAGCATACGGCTTATTAATTCGCTTAACTTTACGAGCAGTTGCTTTGGCATCTTCCACAGTGGCATATTTAATAGAGATTGTGTCTTTGGGGTTTTCATCTGTATATAACCTCCTCCCAGAACCTTTAGGTTTTTTTCCTGTTCCCGTTAGTGGGTCTTTTCTTTTTGCCATTTTTATTCGCTTTCATCTTCGCCGCTGTGATAATATCTCCTCGTGTTACTTTTTTAGGATCACCATAATACGAAGCAAGTGGTTTTTTACCCTTTTTCTGTGCCATACTTTTTCCTATATGCTTTAGTGTGTTTACTTAATTTTGTTTTGCGTCGTTTTCCGCCAGAGGTAAAATCAGTTGCAAAACTGTAAGCAGAAGGATCTTTTGCTGATTTTTTTGCATTTTTCTTTATTTCTGTACGACGTTTACTTTTGTCAGTAGAACTCAGTCCTGCTAAATATTTTTCAGGAATACTGCCTTTTTTAAGGAGTTTGCGTTTCTTTTTTGCAGGGGGGTTCTCTATTTGTTTACGCATATTGCCTCGGTTCATAGCCATTAAAAAAACCTTTCTGCTACTGCCACCCCAACTATTAACACTGCTAGCCCCCACATACGCATGTCTAATCTATCTAATAGTTTTTCTAACCTATCAAATCTACGATCAGAATCAACTTCATGTTTTTCTAACATTTTTGCCACTTGCTCCGCTTTCATTACCACGCCTTGCACGACCAATATCTAGCTGAAAACTTATCTTTTGCTGTGTCACAGTTATGTCTAGCACGAAAAGATTTTCGCCTTCCTGGTTGATCTTTTTTAATAGTCATATTAGGGTCACCAAATCGAACTAATTTTACTTCTGTGCCTTTTTTAGCTAACACAGCAGATTTTTTAGGACCGTTTGGTGTGCGTTTAGGTTTATTATAGCCTGCAAAAGTTTCCCCCCTGTACGTTATCCTGCCAGAGGGGGTTCTTTTTACATTTTTAGTTGTAGCCATTATCCATATTCCTTGCGGACCTGCATAATAACGGTGTAAGTATCATTGCTAGAATGACCAACAGTGGTAAACAAAATATCGCCTGTTACCCCAGAACCTGCATTGTTAGGTAATCCACCAAAAAGGCTATAATCATGGTAGCCACTTTGATTTTCTCCTAACTCTATACAAAAAACATTTGATGAAGCATCAAATAATAATTGTACTTTCATGCCGTTGCACTGCCACCATATTTTTTCAATAGTGGCTCCTGTACATGCTTGCCCATCTTGAGTACTAGCTAACGCACTTACATCGACTTTGGCAACAGCGGACTCGCCCGAACCATCTGAAACATTCGTAAATTTCAAAACAGCCGTTTTTGCACCGTCTATTATTGTTTGTGAAGTAACTGCATCTGCCATGTCGACCCCCTATGTTAAGCCTCGTAGCCCATTAATTCTATGAATAACTTACCTGCTGTAAAATCACCATCAGTAGTTGTGCCACACGTTAAATATAAAAACTCATCAGCGGCAGGAACAGCCGTAAAGTACACTTTACTTCCAAGTGTTGCGTCGCCTGCGTTAACAAGTAAGGTTTCACTTAAACCTGAAATAGCTCCATCTTCAACACCTGTACCCTCAGTAGCTGAGTGGATGTTGATGTCAGGATCACCACCTGTAGGTGCTTCGAAACATTCCATACTACCTGTTAAGATAGTGCCGTTACGAGCCGCAGTGATTTGTCCAATATGGCAAACAAGTGATGTGCCGTTTACACCAATAATATCGCCACCTGCTGTAGATCTTAAACCAGTTAAATCTATTAAAATTCTTGTTGTAATTATACCACCGTGTCTAATCACTGCACTTCTGTAAATAGTGCCAGAACCTGTAGTAATACCTGTTCCCGCTTCAGTGGCTAACGTGTTTGCGTCTAAAGACGTAAACCCTGCTGAAGATATAGACATTTGTGTAGTTTCTGCACCTGTTCCTGCGGTTGTTGCTATGGAAGAGTACCCTCCATTGGAACGCAGTGTTCCTTTAAACGTAGTATTTGCCATGTTATTCTCCTTGTTTTGGCATTGTCGGGATTATCCCGTCAAGGTTCTTGAAACTATAACACAAAAAAAGAGCGACTGTAAAGTCGCTCTTTAATTTTAAACTGTAGATGGTGTTATGCTCCAGGAGAGCCGAACACACATCTTGGGTCAGATACACCAAAAGAGTATCTTTCCCTTGCTTTATACCGAACGTTTCCAGTATCAAAATCACCTTCCATACTATTTGTAATTGGTGTTCTTACAAAATGTTTGAAACCGTTAGGTGCGTCTGTCTTAATAAAAAACGCATCAGTGTCGGTTAGGAAGTTGTTCACAACGTATCCGTTAGGTAACATTCCCATGTTTCTTAACGCATTTACGTCGTTGTCTGCAGTTCCAGGTCTTAGGTTTGTCGCCATTAACCTTTCTGCTACAAACTGTAGATTTACTGGAATAATCAACTTCATACCTCTAAGAGCGATTTTTAAACCTCTCTCATCAATAAAACCTGAGATATCAATTAATGATTGCTCAAGTGAAGTCTCATTCAAGTCCGCCGCAGTGCTCAACTCATTACGGAAGTTACCTCCCCCTAGAGTTGGGTGATCTGTGGCACAAAGCTCTTTACCATCACCAAAGGTGAAGCTTGAGTCAAAAGCGTTATTCAATACAGAAGCCGCTTTGACCTGCTTTGTGTTTGCCATGGAACGTGCTAACGCTCGTGTATAACGAGAGCTGAGTCTATCATAGAGGTTGTCCTCTACAGCTTCTTCAGTAATCGCAAACGCGAGTGCTATTGTTTCATGGGTGTAACGAGCTGTGAATGATTCATTCGCAGTGTCAAATGATACTGCCGCTCCTTCAGTCTTTGTTGGAGCCGCCCCAAAACCAGAGAGCATGACCTCTTCTTCAAACGCTCTGTCTGAAGTTTCTTGCTCATAAATCTCTGTGTGTTGGTTTTCGTATCTGTCATATTCCATTCCAAAAAGAGCGTTAAGTCCTGGTTCTAACTCTTTAAGGAGCTGTGATCTTGCTATAGCCATGTCATATCCTCCTTATAGACCAGTTGTATCATGGTGGAATGGTAAGTTCAGCTTAACAAGGAATACTACCCCTGCTGTCGTTACCGATATTTCGTCAAACGAGTCTTTAATACCAATAATCCTGAAGTTATCAGTAGCAGTTGTAGCTCCCGCTGTGGTTACCGATAATTCACCGATAGAATTACCTGTTGAACCATTTTGTGAGCCAAACCCTGTACCTTCAGCATTTGAATGTACTAAAGCCTGTGCCGTTGCGATGTTAGTTAGCGAAGCGTCGCCTTGTATTTCATACACTTGATGTGGATCGTCATGTACAAAAACAACTGCTTCTGATCCTGACTTCAAAGAAGCCGTTCCTGGATAATTGTTATCAAAAACAGGTTTTCCAGTTAGATCTATGTATTGACATCCTGCCATAACACCTAGAATCGCCACACTTCCTCCATCTGCCGCACTGACATCTACAAGACCGTTTGTTAGAGGTATCACCATATCACCTTGATAAATTGCACTCGATGATCCTGCTGTTGCACTAACCTGTACTTTGTAAGCCGTCATGCCATTGGAGTTCGGTGTAGACCCTAGTTTATTATGAGGACGCAATCCAAATGGGGCATCAATATTTGTTGCCATTTTAGTCTCCTCTAATTATCAGAGCCGCCTTTGGCTCCGAAGGTTACACGTGATTGCCTTTCTGGTTTCATAATAGGCATCGAACTATTGCTTTCCCTCATCAAATCATTATCCACAGCCGTCATTTGATCTTGCGTTCGTTGACGATAATAATCATCCCGCTGTTTCTTTGTTTCGATAGGAAATCTTGCTAATAAAAGTCCCCCATTTGCTATCACACCTGCGTGTTTTCCGTCCATCACAGTAGGTGCTTCATAATCAGGGTACTCTTCGGCTCGAACTAATTCGAACCCTTCGCGTATGCGTGCTGAAAGGTTTTTCTTATCATCAAATCCCATTACTGATTCACGGATCCAACGGTGTATATAACCTTCAGGGGGTGGGGGTGCGTCTAAGGCAGACGGTGGTGTCCAAGGTTTATGGCGTGCAGTTTTTTCACGAGTTTGTGCAGTGCGTGGAGTTCTATCGTTCATGATTTAACCTCTACGAGTTGTTGATGCGTGCGAGTTGTTTCGCATATGCGTCGTATGGTACACCAAGTTTGTCAGCAATTGCAACCTGAGATGGCGATAATTTTATTTTTTTACTCGTTGATTTACCATTTGGTCGCGATACTGAGGCTACTGGTGCATGGTTAGACTGCACGTTTCCACCAAACTTGTGGGGAAAATCTCTTTTCATGCGTGCATCTAATTCTCTGTAGTAATCATCACTAGTAGGATCATAAAACTCTTTTTCCACCATTTGTTTGTGATGACTAAAAGCTGTAAGTGTCATAGGTTCATCTGCTCCAAACCAAGCGTTTTTACTTGCCCAAGCCTGTGCTTTAGGATCAACAGGTTGTTGCGGTTTTGCCTGTGGCTGTTCTGCAACAGTTTCAGTTTTTGTTTCACGTTCCTGTTTTACAGTGTTGTAATTACGCTGATCGGCGGCGAGCTGTGCAATTTGGTTCTGGGCTTCTACCTGTGCGTCCACATCACCATTGTTTATGGCATCCGCAAGCTGTTTCTTTAAATTTGCTTCCTGATTTGTAATACGATTGCCATATTCAGCAATATAAGACTCATCTATTTTTTCAGAGCGTTGTTGTAGTTTTTCATTCTGGTGTTGTAACGAACGAGCATATTCAGTCGCGGCTTGTTCTCTGCGTTCAGCTTCTCGCATCTTATACGTCAGTTTTTCGATACGCTTTTTAACTTTTTCGCTGTAGCCCTCTAAACTATCAGAATCCTCGCTAGCTTCTTGTTCGGTAGGTTCTTCAGTTTTTTCCTCAGCAGGAGCTAAATCCAGTTCCTGTTGTACTTCTTCTTTAGGTTGCTCTTCTACTTCTACTTCTATTTTTTCTTCTGCTTGTTGCATAGTACCCTCTATGTATTGATTATGTCTGCGGGATCATCGATTGTAGCTAGTATTTCATCATCATTTAATAAACGTACCTCGCCACCATCAATTCTAAATCGTGCTCCTGCGTATCGACCGAATATTACCCAGTCTCCTTGTTCACACCATGCACGGCTGTGTCCCCATGTATAATCAAATTTAGAAGCATCTTTGTAGGCTAATGGTCCTACTTTCAATACTAAGCCACATACTGTAGCTAATGCTTCTCTATCCACATGTTCATCTGGTAAATGCAATCCACCTTTAGTGGTTTTTTTACCCTTATAAGGCAAAATTAAAATTCGCCAACCCATAGGTTCGGGTAATTTTGCTAGTGCCTCTGAGGACCAGTCTATTTCTTTTGTTTTTGTGGGGGGTGTTGCCTTGTATACTGGCGTTTCTGATACAGGCTGTGTAAATGTAGCTTTTTCAGTCATATTGTACTTTCTTATGCAGGCTGTCTATTTCCTGTTGTATGTTTGCAAGTTCTGCGAGACGTGCTCGCAACTCCTTGAGTGTAGATAAATCTTCTATCGGTCCAGTTAATATCTGTTCTTCAATTTGAGTCATCCGCTCACGAATTATCTTACGTAATTTTTCGTGAATGTAAAGGTCGCTCATGTTATTTTTGTAGCTTTTTTTGATTTTTTGGGTTTTTTACGTGCAGTTTTCGCCGCATTTACAAAATCTTGCTTACTGGGTGCTCCTTTTTGTCCAGGTTTGCGTGGTTTTTTACCACTTTCCTTTCGCTTGCGAATATTTTCATATAAACTCATTTTGTTATTCCTTTTTGTTTCTCATAAGTACGTAAACCGCCGATACCCAACATACCACCTAATACAGTCAACAATGTTCCCATGTCAAACTCTGGTAGTTCTGGTATTTCTGCCCCTGCAATAGATGCTCCAAAAATAATTAAATCTTTTAAAATAAAGTGGTACGCAAAAGCTATCGCACAAACCCACCCAACGGCAGGTCGCCACCCTCCTTTAAAAAACGAACCACTCGCCGCTTCGGCTTTGTTTACCTCTATTTGTGCAAGGCTGATTTCTTGAGCATGTTTATCTGCCATAGTAGCCAACTCATGTGCAAGAGCGGCTTTTTGATCTTTATCTTCAATAAATTTATCTAACAACCCACTTACTGGACCAACAAGGGTAGATATTAAACTCATTTTGTTTCTCCTTTATCTGCCCTCTTTGCAAGCTGATTAAAACCAATAAAAGAAGCCAAAACACCCATGTTCGATAATACCCATATTTCGGCTATACCAGACAAATGATCAATTCTTTCTATGGGTACAAGAGGTGTCATTAACACAATTATAAAAGCTGTTACCGTAAGTGCGGAAAACCATACTAGATAGCGTTGCTGATCTTCTTTTTTATCACGGTTTTCTAAAAGCACCATGCGTTCTTTGATAGCCATCTCTTTATCTGTCACCATGCCATCGCCATTAGTGTCGGCTTTTTCCCAAACTGAACCTTTTTCTAATGTTTTTTGGCTCAACGAACGCCTCTAAATTTTATACCACGCATAGCGGCTCCACCCCCTCGTGACACATTGGGTGTATCAGCATTAACTTTTGTTGCCATCATTCTAGCTGAGTTTTCCCCTTCAGGTGGTGAACCTTTAGCTCTTTTTACAGGACCACCGTACATATACTTACCACGAAAATAATCAGGGTCTATTTGTATGATCTCAGCTTCTACTTCATTTTCGTTGTCAGCAGTCAAACTGCCTTCCAGTTCTTTGATACGTTTTACCATATCATCGCTAAGTTTTTTGGAATCTGCCATTAGTTACCTCCTCTATTAGCTGTCCGTTGTAATGCAATTTGTGCTCGCATATTTGCAATATCTTCTGTACTAGCAATACGTTCACGAGCAAGTTCTGCCTGTTGGTCAATACGCATTTGGTCTAACATATTTTCTGCTTCGTCTTGTTGAGCATCTTGTTGCTGTTCCTGTTGGCGTAAAGCAAGTTCCTGTGCTTTTAGATCTACCAGTGGGTCTTTACCTAACGCACCTAGTACTTCGTTTTCTTGTTTTAAGTACGCATTTTGTAATTCTGCTTCTACTTCAGCTACTCTACTAGCTAATAACACAGGTTCTATTTGAGCTTGCCCTTCTTGCATTTGCATTTCTTGCTGTACCATCATCTGTGCTTTCATACCTATGTGTTCAAAAATATGTGTTTGTAATACCTGCATCATAGCTGGATTGCCACGCATCACATTACTCGTCATATAATTTAAATGAGCATTTATATGGGCATCATGGTTTTGTTCGGGAAAAGCCTTCAACTGCTGTCTACCCACCAACGCCATTTGCAGTATACCATTTTCTTGCACAGGATTCATAGGTTGTGGCTGTGCAGGTGGAGGCAATATTTGTTCTACGTTATCAACATTCAGTGCATTGTACATACGCCGATAGGCTTCATACACATTATGAATATCAGGTTTAGCCGATGCTAACTTTAATTGTTCTTGAGCCAAACTCACTCGTTGCGACATACTAAAAATATTTGGGTTAGCCACAGGGATGATATCAATACGCCCATCAAAATCTGTTTGTTTCATTCCAGGCTGAGCACCATTAATATTGTAAGGGTAATCGCTAGGGTCTAATGCGATAATATCAGACATTAACTTAAACTCTTGCTTCATAGCATTATACAATCGTTTATGCACTGCCGACATAATACGGCTACCACGTTCAAGTAAGGCTATAGTCGTACCAACTGGCATCTCTGTATTTTGTACATTGCCAGTACCAATATCTGTTGTACCTACAAATTTTTGAGCCGCCTGCACTACAAAACCTAATAATTGAAACAATGTAGAGCTTGGTTCTTTATATGGTAAGGGTAAAAGTGAGCTCCGCAGTTCTGTACCTATCACATCTACGTCTCGCCACTCTCCAGGCTGAAGCGGTTGGTCATCGTCACGGATACGTAAGCCACGTGACTTAAATCCTGCAGGCATATTCGCCAAAGTTCCTGCATCTACCAACTGTCGCAGGTTGGCTGTAGCCGTACGAGACAAGTTACCTAACAAATGTATCAAACCATTACCATAAAAACCCAATCCTGGAGTAAACATATAGTGAACAAAGAACTGTTTTTTGCGTTTTTGCATGTCATTAGCGTCATAATTCCTGTAAACAGATAAAACATCACCCGAATCTGCAGAAACTGTAACAATGTACGGTAATTTTATGCCTGTTGGCTCATTTTCGGCATCTACATCAGGAAAATCTTCTAAATCTAAGTAACAATGCGTCTCATATAGCGTAATTTCTTCATAACTACCTACTTTTTCTACCCCTGTTAGCTCTTCTTTAGTGTAATCAAGGTCAGATTGATCGCCATCTCCCCCTTTTATGTCAATATCATCGTAAAATCCGCTCACTTGCAGTTTACGTAAGTCGTTTGGCGACATTTTTATAATATGTGTTACTCTTTCAGCACTATTTAGGTCGGTAGCATTGTATGGCACTAGCAAATCTTCCGCCTGTACAAACTTTGATACCTGTCTAGCCAACTGTGGGTCACGGTAAACCTTTTTAAATGCCGATCCACATAACCCTAAGTAGTATAACATCTGATCAAACTCAGCATCATACTCTTCCATGATATGAATAATCTCATAATTCATGTAATCTTTCACACGTTCGGCTTGTTTTTCGAGCTCAGGTGTAATATCGCCTACTACTTGTGTACGCACAGGACCACTGGGAGGGAGCAGTTCCTTATACGCTTGTGATTGAAACTGGGACACTGCTTCATTTAGCATCGGATGTATTACACCTGTTGCTCCTTGGAAGGGTTCGGTACGGTTTTCGTACTTGACACCTAACAACTCTAATCCTTTTATATACGTATTAATCCATTCTTGCCTTGCACTTTTGTCTTCTTCTACTTTTTCAAGTACCATACTGCTAATACCTGCCAAATCATCATCACTTAATGCTTGTACAAGGTTACTGCCAAAACCCATTTCGGGTTTTACTTCCTCTTCAGGACCCACATCTACACTGCCATCTTCATTTACTACTGTTTCTGTTGGTAATTCTACCTCAATATCATCACCAAGCTCAGGTTCGAATGGTCGATTGACCAATGTAAATTCTTTATCGATATTATCGTATGGACTTTTTTGTTCAGCCATTCTTTTTTCCACCCTGTATCACAATAAATTTAGGCTTCACAACTTTAGGCTGTATCTCATCAAAAAAATTATTCATTTTTTGCTGTAACTTCTCTAATGTTATCTGCAAATCAGCCGTAGTAGGCGTTTTGTTTGGGGGGTAAATCTGTTTCATCATTGTAATCCTCTGGGTGCGTTATAAATCCACCTTCTCTAAATCGTCGTAGAGCTTGTGTAACCGTATCAACATAATCATCATGCTCCCCTGCTGGAAAAGAAGCACATTCTTCCATAACTTCTTCAGCCCATCTCTCTTCTGGACACCATACTAACCCACTTTCTAACATCGGTGCAACTGAATTTACTCGCGTAAACTTATCGTTCCCACGGCTCGGGCTATAATTCTGTACAGGAATGCCCATAGACCGTAGTTCTTGCGTCAACGGCATACCCGACGCTTTTGCTTCTATTAAAACACATTCCGGATCCCAATATTCATACTCTTCTAACGCTTTACGCCGTAATTCTGGAAAATCCCACCGTCCTCGCCGTGCATCACACAAAATAATATTGGGCTTTAGCTTATCTTCTTCATTATAAAAAACACCCCACGTCGTAATAGCACTATAATCAGCATTCGTCTGTTTACTAAACGCCGTATCATAACTCTGCATGACATATTGCAAAGGCGGTATATCTTTTTGTTTCCATATACGCCACCAATCACGCTTTAGTATCGCTCCACTTTCACTCGTAGGGTTCTGTTGCCACTGTGCTTCCCACTTGCCCACCGATAATGACGCACGTACCTTTTCCAATTCTTCTAATTTCCAAAAATTACTCCACAACGCCTTGCCATCGGGCATAATCGCAGGAAACTCAACCACTTCCCACTGGTCAGCAAGGATATCCCGACCCTGTTGCTTCATCAACTTACCTGTCAAATCTATCTCAGACCATCGCGTCATCACAATCACAATGCTTCCTCCAGGCTGTAAACGCTGTCGCGGTCCACTGGTATACCATTCATACGCACTTTCCATCGCCGCAGGCGACAGGGCATCTTGTTCTGAATGGGGGTCATCAATAATCATCAAATCTGCACCACGTCCAGTAATCGCACCTCCAACTCCAGCCGCGAAATATTCACCACCCTTATCCGTCTCCCATCTGCCTGCCGCCGAACTGTCTTGTCGCAACTTTACCTCAGGGAACACCAATGAATAATCAACACTATTCATCAAATTACGTACCTTACGTCCAAAACGTACCGCTAGCTCTCCAGTATGCGTCGCCTGTATTATCTTTAACTTAGGGTTCTTACCCATCAACCACGAAGGCAATAGGTAACTGGCAAACTCACTCTTAGTATGGCGTGGGGGCATATTCACAATCAACCTTTTGATTTCGCCCTTCGCCAACCTGTTAAACTTATCAGCCATAATCTTATGGTGACGACCCTCTATGAACTCTGTCCAAACAGTTTTTGTATATGACAAAAAGTCTTTCTGTGCTCGCTCACTAGCCTTGAACCTTTTTTGCTTTTCCAAAAGCTGTGCGTAAGTCTTTAACTTATCCGTGGGAATATTCAATGGCACATCGCTCATGTTTTTAAGAAATAATATAAAATTTTTGCAAAAGCAACCTTATAGGAGTCCCAACCCTAAAAAGGGGGGTGGGGGTACAATAATTTTTTGGGTGGTAATGAAATATCAAAAACCGTGTAAACGCTAACGCATTTACATGTTTCTCGTCTCCAAGGGGGGTGTGGGGGGCGAGGTTTACGTTAACGTAAACTAGCGTGTGCCAAGTACCTTTTAGGGGTACTTGGCACGGTGTAGGTTAAGCTAGCACTAGCTTGGCAAACGCTGTGCCATACAGCTTACAGGCAGGGCTAAACCCACCGTTAAGCAAGGCAACCACTGCATTTTGGTTGGTGTTACCAAACTGCGGTGTATTAGCGTTAGCAAATACACTAGCTTTATAAGCAGTGTGTGCTAACTGTATTGTGCTAAGTGGCACGGCACTAGGCACTGTTTTAGGCACGTTGGTAGCCACTGGCTTACCATTTGCCCAACCGTGTATGCAAGCCCATAGTATACTTGCACGCCCACCAAGCACGCCTTGCTTGTTAGGCTGTAAGGCAGTGGTTAATTTACCACCACCAAATAAAACGCTATTTTTACCAATAGCGTTTGGGGTAAGTTGCAAAGCAACATTACCTAACCCACCGTTAGCTTTAATAAAAGCTATTACGTGGGCTGTAACTACTGGCGTTTTAACACCAGTTGCACCGTTAAAAACTTGTGGTTTATTTACCATAGTTTTACCCTTTGCTAGTTTTGGGCGTTACCCAATGCAACGCCTTACAACTACCAATATATATTAATATACAATGATGTAAACCCCTAAGTGCAGCTTTTGACCCTCTTATGTGATCATATACCACACACGTGATTCCCCTCTCCATCAATCGTCCATCATCATAAGTCCATCAGGTTAACAACGAGTAAAAAGAATAAAAAAGCGGCGACGCCACAGATTGCAAAAAACATAAACATTAGCACTCTCCGAACTCTTCCCAGTAGCGTTCAGCATCTCTGAGTGATGCTTCGCACTTGGGGCATAATTGTTTGTGACCAGAATAACCTGTTGAACCACAGGTATTGATGACATGCCTTGCTTCCTCAAACTGAAG